CCTTCTGTATTGTCCTCTTTCTCGAAGTCTTTGAGTTTAGAGAAGTCGATTGTAGGCATCTTGACCAACGCCTCGTTATACTCTTCCTCACTAACAGGTGTGTAAGGGGCCTGCTGGTAAGTGTGCTCAGAGTAAGGTAGGAAGCTAACCCCTGTGATGAAGTCGAAGTGTTGATATACCCAGTTACCTACCTCAAGCCACTCATGCTCTTTGACATAGATAGTGACAGAGACAGAGTGTTCTGACCAGTGCTTTTGATAAATCAGCCAGTTCTCTAGCTGTTCGATAGCTGCTTGTTCACCAGCCATGACAGATTTAGGGGGTGACTTTACAGGGAAGTAGAACACCGTGGTCTTTTCCGGTGCTGTAACGTCAGCCTCATGAGGAACCCCTTGGTCTTTCATCATTATTGTCAGAGGGTCGATACTAGATTGACGTACTGCACGGATGTAGTAAGGGGCAAAACGTCCGTGGATACCAGAAGAAGAGTTTACTTTCTGGGAAACTGTGCCAGAGGGTTTGATGGTTGTAATAGCAGCGGCAGGGTTGATGCCAATTTTATTAGCAAACTCAACGTTTACTTCTTGAGCATGAGCCTTCATAGCTTCGAGCAAGGCCGGGTCAGGGTGCTGCAAAAGTTCACAGTCTTGGATGCCTGTTAGAGAGACTCCAAGCAGGGCTTCTTCTTCACAGTTCTTCTGCCAAATCTTCCGAACATAAGGGAAGTTGGTCAAAGAAGCTTGTAGTGTACCAAGAATAGTCGCAAGGCGTACTTTACGCAACAGATCATTTTTGGTGTCACCTTGACGAGCCACTACCTCAGAAAGGTTGCAGAGTTCAGCATGACGAAGAACGATTTCAGCGCCTCACACAGTCACCGTTGTTACAGTGATAACCGTGCGCTGGACTATCGCATCTGTCGAGATTACTTTGGTTTATGTTTCCATAAATTGTAGTGTTCTTCGTCATAAGTTTCTATTGAGTGGCAGTTTGCACACAATACTCTGCACTTTGCAAGCTCTTCTTTTATTCTTTTCTTGCTCCACCAAGGCTTGTAAGCACCGCTGTGTTTGTAATGAGCAAGCTTAGGTTCTTTGTGGGCTAGGTGTAAAGCTGCTCGATGCTTAGGAAAGCCAGAGCATTCTTCATTGCAACAACCCTTGATTACTTTCCAACGACCAACAAGAGCGGTCATCTTCTTACGGTAATCAGAAGATTTTTTGTTCATACAAGGTTTACATCTAGAGTTCTTTTTGGTTTTAGTTTGGTTAGTGAATTCATCTAAGGACTTAACCTTTCTGCATTCAATACATGTTTTCATTTTGGGTACCTTTTATTTTATTCTCGACAGCCTCTTCGCTTAGTCTCTCACGCTGGCATTACCCTTGCGCCCTGTAGTGTCTGTAAACACGTCCAAGTCAATAAGAAGAGGTTTTAAATCCGCACGTTATTTAAACGGCTAACGGATTAGTACCCATAAGTAGTTCAGCGTTACGACGCTTTGGTGCCATAGCACGAGCACCTTGGCGGTTGTAGATACCACGTTCACCAGTGCCAGACTTCATTAAGGCGGTCCACTCCTCCAAGAACAGGGCCATAGAAGGCTTCTGGTCGTAGACAGCAGAGTTGTTTGACAAGGCGCGGTGTAGGGCCTTTTCCCACCACATACCAGACTTACAGTCGCGTATTTCTGGATCAGTAAGGTCAGAAAGAGAGATAAGCGCGGAGCGGCGTACTCCCCCCACAACAACAATTTCAGCAATCTTACACACAATGTCGTGTACTTCCTGTGGTGTCAGTTTACGTCCTGCAGCTTTCTTAAAGGTCGCTGTTATGTAAGCAAAAAGATCCATAAGTGGTTTCGGACCAGAAGCTCGTCCACCCATAGTCTTAAGTCGAGCACCCTCAGGTCGGATGCGAGAGTAATCCCATTCATGTTCATTTCCTAAGTAGAGGTCTGCAATAAGTTTACGCAAGGCCTTAGCCCAGCCTTCAGAAGAATCTCCGATAGAGATAATACGTTCTGTCTTTGCAAACGAGTCGTTGATAATTGGTAGCTTGTTGACGTGTTGTGCCTCGGCAGAGAAACCAACCCCAGTGCCTGCCATCAGGATAAAGAGGATTTCGTCAAAAACCCGTGGGTTGTCAATAGCAGCGAAACTACAGTTATAATTCCTAAAATGGTTAGCCTCTAAAGCTGGCCCTGCCGACCACATGGAACGCATAGATGGCATTACCTCATGATTATATACAGCGTCAAGTAGTTCCGACCACAACTTATCAGGAAACTCTACCCCTCTTCCTTTCATTTGCTTTTGCCAAAAGCTCACAAGACGATGTACCGTCTCTTCCCAAGTCTCTCGTCGGTTTTCCTCTGGTTTAAAACGTGAGTATCTCGACATATGAATGTAGGTTTGATAGTTGTCCATTTAGCTAGTCCTTCTTTTTATTGTTCTTGGGAAACCTATTTTTATGGTCTCCATTATTATTTGTTTTTATATTGTGGCAATTTGCGCAAAGTACTACACACTTCCTAATCTCTTCTTTTATCTTTTTTCTTGAAGACAAGTAGTGTATCGCAGCACCATTACCACTAGAGCGTACCTTATCGTCTGGGTCCAAATGATCAAAACCAAGGGCGGCTGGATGTTGTTTGTAACCACACTTACAACAACCTTTCAACATCTTAAAACGCTGAACAAAAGCGATATTACGCTCATACCTAAGTTTTTGGTAGTAAGACTGGCATGATTTACATTGTGTACCGTAACCGTCTTTTTGAGAACTATTTTTAGAAAATAGAGAATAGGGGTACTCCTTTTTACAGTGAGTACACGTTTTCATCAGAGCATCCTCCTAAAGTCCTCTGCATCTCGAAACCCATAACCAAGTAGGATTGAAAGATAACAGATAGAGAACCCCAGAAGTAGTGTTGGGTAGGTTAGTATACGCCGTACCATCTGGTAGAGCGGTACAAAAGACTTGTTTTCAAGGTAACCTTGGGGCCACTTGTACCACTTCCTGTCTTTGTTAATCATAGACCATATTCCTCGGCCAGTTCTTCTGCATCCTCTTCAATGTTTACGTAAGGAATCTCTTCCATATCATCGTCTTCATAAGATTCTTCATCAAGGCCTGTAATCAACAGCCAAGCTACAAACAGGAACTCTCGATCTGTCTCGGAGAACTTCTTTTTGATAGCGGGATCGTTAAGAAAGCGTGTAAGGCCAGCCTCGTTGTCAGGTGCAAAGTTGGCATACAACATGTTGTTTGCATACTTCCAAAGCTTATCTTGAGTGAAGGTCATTTCTTCAATGTTAATCATTTCTTCTTTTGTCATAGTGTATCCTTAAAAGTTTTTGATATAGGTTTTCACCTTATCTACGTATTTCAAATCATCGTCTAGTCTTCCACAGATCAGATTGCAGTTTCCACAAAGGATACCTCTTATCTTACCTGTCGTATGGCAGTGATCAACCACAGCGTTATCTTTACAAGCTGATTTATGTTGCTTACCAGAAAAACTAATTAGTCTATCACAACACTTACACTTACCACCCTGTGCCTCAAGTAGCAAGGCTCTCTCAGGTGTTGTTATTTTGTAAAGCTTTAGGTTGTTGTTACAAACATTGCAACGTGCAGAGGTGATCCGTGATCCATCTTTTCTTTTGTAAACACAACACAGGTTATCACACCCTTCTACGTTGCAATATCTCATATTTTTCTCCTTAGAATTCTATAGCCTCAATCTCAGCATCGGAAATCTCCATTGTCTGTTCCTTAAAACCATCTTCTCTTCCAGCTTTCATACGGCCAGTTGTTTTGTCGTAGAGTAAACTCCCAGAAGGACCAGTCAGACCTGTATATCGGCACTTAAGAACCCTTGTTTTAATAGTATTTCTGATCTCTTCGTCAGTGGCACCAACGTCCCTCGCAAAAGAAATCACATCCATCGAAACTTGTTTAATTGAGCCTGAGCCACGAATGTCGTCAAGGCTTGGTAGTTTACCCTCTTCAAACGACTTACCTTTGTTATCGGTTTTACGTAGGTGAGAGATTAGACCGAGCCAAACGTCGTGCTTCTTTACAAGTCTCAACAAGTCATTCATAATCTTGTCTGTAGCTTCGTTTCCTGTAAGACCCTCCGCACCCTCTGATACAAGGATGGTGATGTGGTCAAGGAACAGGTACTTTACACCTTTTAGAGCCATAAACTCGAGGTGTTCAACAACGCTACCATCAGCTACCGAACCGTGGTGATCTAGCACCATGATACGATCGTCTCCAAAGACCTCTTCAAAGCCATCGATTTCTTCTTGCTCTGTAAGAGGGTACTCTGTGGTGTTCTTGTTGTTAGCCATACCAAGAAGCTTACCAACGGTCTCGGCTGGTGACTCTTCAAGGCTGATGATGCCAATCTTGTCCTCTGTGGTCTTTAGCAGGTGGAAAGCAATCTCTCTTAGAATTGTAGACTTACCGGAACCTGTGCCAGATGTCCAAAGAGTGATCTCACCAAAGCGCATACCCTTAAGCTTGTCGTTGATACCCGTCATAAATTCTGGGTAAGGGACAGACTCAATAGTCTTGTAGTGTTGGTACTTTTCCCAAAGGCTCTCTTTTGTCAAGATACCTGCAGGGGTATACTCTACAGCATTCCAGACAGCTGCCTGAACAGCAGCAGGATCTTTGAGCCAGAGGTCACAAGCATCCTTTTCCGAGGACTTGACTACTTTTACCTTGTCATAACCAATGATCTTAGCCGCTTCTTTCATAGCGATTTGGCCAGCAGTATCTTGGTCCATCCAGAGGATGATTTCTTTGTAGTTCTTACGTAGGTCTTCTCGGATGTCAACTAAGTCGCCTGTACCTGTTGCTGAACGTAAAGACATTACAGGGTAAAACTTTTTGTACTTGTTATAGAGTGACTGAGCCACAGCAAGGGTATCTTCTTCTCCCTCTGTGATAATCAGCTTCAAACCTCCTGAAAAGAGGTTGTAGCCAAAGAGTCCCTGCACAGTACCAATACAGCCTTTAGACTTGAAGTCTTTTGGCATAACCCTGACTTTGTAACCTTTTGGTTTCTTCTCAAGGTAGTTGTAGGGGTAGTACTTTTCAGAGACAGTGCCATCACTATCGTAGGCGACCTTTACACCGTAGAACTCGTAAACTTCTTTTGAGATTTTTCTCTTAGGGTCAGCAGCCGACACATACTCGTCTGTCACTGTGTCAACTAGTTTTGCATAGTCAACCCAGCCGCCACCCTTTCCAGCTTTTTTACCACTACCAGAGATAGCAGCAAATTCAGCCTCAAGTTCTTCTTCTTCTGTCATCTTGTCTCCACTTAAGCGTTTCTTTGGGCAACCGGGTGTGAAACAAAAGCTATGGCCATCTTCGTAGACCGCTCTGTTATCATCACTACCGCAGAAGGTGCAAGCAATGTGCTTAACTATTCTTGCCATGCAGTTTCCTTTTTATGCTTTTGATAAACCTCTCGTTCTTCGGAGTAGGTTTCTCTTTAGGCACGAACCTAACAGGTCCAATTTGGGCGTTATACCAACGAGGTGTCTTACCATCAGGTAAGTAGTCAGTCATGGTGCCCAAGAGCATCTGTGTGTAGGCTTCTGCATAGTAGAGGCCACCCTTGGTAACATAGAGGTCAACAATCTTAAAGATAAAGTTTTCTTTACCTAGTTCAGATATGTCGTGATTTAGTTTAGTTGAAGAGCCTGTGTAGCCTCTCCAGTTCATTTCTTTATTATAATTCTTGGAACGCTTCTTACCTTTGGTCCTGAATTGCTTCTTTCCCAAATAGAACTGTTCAGTCTTGGTATTTTCAATACAGTAGATAAAGCCAAAGTACTTCTCAGTATCAAAGTCTTTAGGATGTACACCAAAAGTGCTCCAGTGTCCTAAGTTAGCCTTTGATATGTTCATTATACTCCTCTCGACTCATCTTAAAGTGGTCATCTTTAAAGCGCCAAATGTGAAGTAGGCGGGCATTGAACAACATGTGCTCAAAACCGTCTTCACCGTAAGCCTTATTGTAGGCCTTAAAGACAGCGGCTTTGTACTCCTCGTGATTAGAAGCTCCAGTAAGAATCTTCTTAGCAGTCTTTGGACCACAACCTTTGATACCCGGTATAGCGTCAACGTTGTCACCCATAAGCAACTGATACCAGTAGAACCACTCTGCGTACTCTTCTGTCACTTCATAACTAAACGAACCCTTCTTGTGAGGTCGGATGTTTACAAAGTGCCAACCGGGAATGCAGTCAAGGTCTTTATCAATAGAACAGATAATGAATTCCTTGTCATCCTTAGCACACTCTAAAGACCAGATACGTAGTAGGTCATCAGCTTCACAGTTTTCAGAGACAACAGCCCCTTCTCGATCAGCAAGGTAGTGCTTTAGGTCTTCAAACCAGACAGGCTTATTATCTGTAGAACTCTTACGACCAGAGTTAATCTTATACTCTGGGTGGACATCCTTACGGAAGTTGGTTGGTCCGCCTACTGCCATAGCCCAGTCTGTAGCAAAGACAGACTCAATCGTGTCGTTTAGCAGCTTGTCTATGTTCTTCTGAGCTTTTTTAAAGCCAGTTGTATTGAAAGATCGTTCAGCTGCTACCAACTGTCGATCATATTTTTCTTGGGTGTACTCACCTTTGTCCAGCTTTTCTTTAAGACGCTTTAGATACTTCTTATAAGTGACAGTAATGTGCCACGTAGCTTGATAGACAAAGGGGTCACCATCAATTAGTGCGATCATGTATTAGGTGCCTCTCTGTAGTCTTCATCTAGGTCTCTAACGGCTTGATTAAACTGTTGTTGATTTAGGATTCCTTCTTCAAGCTCCTTTTCAAGTTCTTCCATTGCTTTATCATACCAGTCGTCATTCATCATAATAGTTTTCCTATTGTTTTGGTCATTAGGCGGCAGTATTTTTCTGCCTTTGTTTACTTAGAGTTAGGCTGCTCGTCTTTTAGTCACTTGTGTTTCCTTTTAAGTTTAGTGTTAGACCCTCCGGAAAATGATCCCCCGCCTTCACCTTATCGCGCAGGGCTGTAAGTGCTGGTAGTTTGCTCATGGTCTGTTTCTTGGTAGTTGTGGCAATCGCGGTTTATATTCTAAACGGCACTTTTTCGAACAAAAGCCATAGGTCAGAACTTGCAGCTTTTGGCAGCACGGGCATGTACCTGTTTGCATCACCCACCTTCTTTCGTGACTTGCTGCACTAGGTCAGCGGGTGGAATTAGGGCGCGGATTGCTTTTTCCTAGGCGACAACGGCTTCAACGGGGACTTTAGTTTTTGTCATAAGGAAGTCGCCATGTTTCTTTGCCGCAGCATCCAGCGCCATTTGGTAAGCGTAGGGGATTGCTGCACGGGCATCAGATAGTGACGGGATCAGGTCAAACTCTATCGTGTTCCCGCGTAAAGTGGATATGCGTTGTTCCTCGGTCAGCTTTGCTTCGGTCTTGGCTAGCTTTTTTGTGA